TCTTCTAATGTCATGGTATAATCCCACCCTAAATGTTCCCGGATGAGGTCATTGTTACTGTTACGACCACGGACACCAAGAGGTCCGTCAATGTGTATCTTTCGAACTGTTTTACCAGAAACTCGTTCTGCAGTTTCCACCAGTTGGTTGATGGTTACCATTTCCTCTGAACCAATATTGACAGGACCCATGAAGTCGCTATCCATCATTCGACGGGTTGCCTCAATACACTCATCAATGTAAAGGAAGGACCTTGTCTGTTTTCCATCTCCCCAAACCTCAATAGCTCCACCTTCTTCTGGAAGTCGTGCAATCTTTCGACAGATGGCTGCTGGTGCCTTCTCTCTTCCACCATCCCAGGTTCCTTCAGGACCAAAGATGTTGTGATACCTAGCAACACGAACGGGAATACCATGATTACGATTGTAAGCAAAGTAGAGACGTTCTGAGAACAATTTCTCCCATCCATATTCGGAGTCAGGGTCTGCTGGGTATGCTGATTCTTCACGGCAATCGGGGTTGTCGGGATCTAGTTGGTTGTGTTCTGGGTACATGCAAGCAGAACCAGAGTAGAAAATCTTAGTTTGATTGATCTCTTTTCTCTCGTTCATCACCTTCTGAAGTTCCAGAACGTTCAGATTGATTTGACAGGAGTTATGCATAATGTCTGCATCATTTTCACCTGTGAAGACAAACCCGGCTCCACCCATGTCTGCTGCAAACTGATAGATTTCATCAAAGGGTTGAATCAAATGCCAAGGAACAGAGGCGTAATAACTATTATCACCAGTACCTTTGAACTGAAGAACACGTTCAACAATCTTTGGATCCCTCAGGTCACCTACAATAAACTCATGAGCCTCTGTGGGGGAAAACTCAGGATACTTCAGATCAACACCACGAACCCAATAACCTTCTTTCCTTAGGCGTCTTACCATATGTGATCCAATAAAACCACCAGCACCAAGGACAAGTGCTGTCTTCTTATATTCAGACATATTCTTTGTTCATGAACATATAGATTGTAACTTATTTAGAATTCAGTGTCAACAAAAAAGGGGGGATTACTCCCCCCTCACATAAGGATTCTTTCTAATATTTCTCACATAACATGGAACATCGGCAGGATCAAGCCAGCGCACATAATCGGGATCTGAAATCGCAATGTGAAACTGCATCTGATTATCACAGAGATACATTGTCTGATATCTCTTTGTATGTTCGTGAAACTTTTCAATCTGGCAATCTGGTTCTCCGTTTTCCAGTTCTCCTTTGATTACAAATCGATAAGGATATCTTTCAAGAATAATTTCCATCAGACCATCTCAGAAACAACAAGATCTTCAGCGATACAATCCATCAGAATGTCATAATCATCCAGAGGGTCTCCGGAAAACACAACACCATCATTCTCATAAAACTTACGAACCTTCTTGAAGAGTTTGGGGTTCCTCACGTCAAGAAAGAAATCACCATTGGCGGCGCCGCGGAGAGTTTGAATGTCCTTTTTGAACTTAGAAGTAATAGTCATCGTTCGATTTGATTACTCTTGTATTGTAAACGAAAGTGTGTCAGGTGTCAATTGTCAAAGTTGGGATCTTCGTGATTTCTTCCATCCCATTGTTTGTCTGATCCTCGGAGCCCTTCCAGTTGATTCATGCAGTTCCACATGTCAATCTCCTCCACAGAATTTAAGCGAGGCCATGCTTGAAATGGGTCAACGTTCAGACGGTTCTTGCAGGTGGTTACCACCTCATGAGGAACTGTTCTCCATGCATTATCAGGAAACTTGGTTCTGATTGATTGTTGTCCAATCAGGACGGTGAACAGAATGTACTCAATGATCATCGAATTTCAAAGTCAAGTTTTCTTACTTTTCTCTTTCTTCTCATTTCCTGATCCATAAGATCAGAATCAGAAAGAGTGTTTCCAGATGGCGACGCCATGTCTGTTTTCACAAGAACCACTTTGGTCATGTCCACTGCTGTTATTCTATCCTCTGTGACGGTTGTCATGTTAGAACATCCACAACTCTTAGCGTGAATGGTGTCTCCAATTAACTCTCTGTTACAAACTTTGCATCTAACGTGTATCATGGTGCCTAGTCTCTAGTTCTCCAATCGTCTGGACGGTTACGACGAAACCATTCTTCAATGTCGTGTGCCCCATCAAAACTGGTTTTATGATTGTTTGGATTAGGATCTCCCAGATCCATTGTGTTCAGGAAGTCATCCAGACTTCCCTTCTGCATCTTTGGGTTGAGTGCTTTCCTCCTTGCCCTTCTGAGCATCTCTCCCGCTGATCCATTAGCCTTTGCTAGTTTCTCTGCCCAAATCATGTCTGACAGTTCAACAGTCTCTCCCTTTACAATCTTTGCGCAGATTCCCTCAAGACGAAGGCGATACTCTGTCGAAAGCATGTGATAATTCCTCGATGTTTTATTTAGTCTGAAGGTTGTCTAAAACTTGCCTCAGTTCAAGATTTCTTGTTTCCGTTTCTTTAACCCATTGCGAAAAGATATCTCTGAGATCGTCGATCACAACCTCAGCAGATTCACCTTCTTCAAAATACCTCTGAATGGATTCCCTTAGGTATCTTTGACGATTCCATTCAGGGGTGTAGGGTTTGTACATGATAAAACTTCAATACATTTACATCATAAGGAATTCAGGAGAGGTTGTCAAGAGCAACGCGTGTTTTCTTCACAGTTTCATGCAATGCTTTAAGTGCCTCGACGGTCTCAGGAGTCTCTTCCCATTCCCAGGTTTCAGTCCGACCCTTCTTGTCGGTCTTTTCAAATGTTTTCTTTGACATAATCTCCTTGTTAAAAGGGAAGCGAGTAACGGGATTCGAACCCGTGACAACAGCTTGGAAGGCTGTGATGTTACCACTACACCATACTCGCAAGGCGCCCGCGGAGGGATTCGAACCCCCGACCGCAAAATTAGAAGTTTCGTGCTCTATCCAGCTGAGCTACGCGGGCAAGTTGTCAAATTCCCAATGGCAGTTAGGACAAAGAGCCATTAGGTTGTCTTCTCCGTTGATGACACTAACGAGAGTGTCTCCGGTGAAGGTCGAGATGCCCTTGATATGAGCTATCTCAACGTGTTTATCATAACCGCAAAACTGGCAGGTGTCAAGTCCCAGTTTCTTGGCTTGCGCTCTCGCTCTGGTTCTAATCAAAGCAAAAGCTGAGGAACGATGATGTTTAGAATAAATGGCTCCATCGAGTGTTAGTTCGCCAAAAGAAGGACAACATCGACGACACCTTTTACTTCTACCATCGATTACGATTCCACAGTCCTCGCAGAGTTTCTGAGGTTTCTTAGGTTTCTTAGGTCGTCGTTGATTATTATAGATTGCTGAGCAACTTTGAGAACAGAACTTAGGGTTGTTTGTCTCTCGGAAACATTCAGCACATAATCTCATAATAAAATTCAAACCTTATTTACTATAACAGACCCAAGTCCTTAAGGATGGCTTTTTTACATTCTGTAACCTTCCGGTAACGAGTCATAAAACCCTCAAGGTCTCCATCAACATAAAACTTTCCAAAGAGTTTATTGACAATCTCTTGAGATGCCGAATCCAAAACTTCACGATGATTCAATGTTCTTTACCTCCTTCCAATAATCTTCAATCGCATAATCCACATCCCTCTTGATTTTATAATCCAGAAGAGTGGGGTCTGTAATCATTCTCTGATTTATCTGTAACTTTATCTCATCCATAAGGAAGTTGTCAGTTGCAGATTCCACATTTTCTTTTGTCACATAATCACTAAAGAGTTGATAAATCTCCCAGATCCATGCATGTTTCTTCATTAATTTCTTAACAAAGTCAGGGTCTCTCTCCTTCTGTCTGGCGACTTCCCCTTCCAAAACATCAAGAACCTCCACCAGTTTCTCTGCAAACTCCTCCTTAGTTGCAATCTTTCCTAATGGTGTTCTCTCCACAAGTTTATTGAGTTCATAATAAGCCTTCCAAAGAATCTCATCAGTGATCTCAAACTCTCTAAATCTTATCTTAATGGCATTTACCACCATTGTCAAGACAAAAGATGCAAGTGTTTTCTTTCCAAAGAAATTAATTTCCACTTGTTTCCTTTAACCATTCATTCTCTGCCTTATTTAACACCCTCTCCAGACGATAACTGAGAAACTCTGGGTCTTCAATGATAAGTCTGTTAAGCAAGTCATTATCACCTCTCAACTGCAACTCATCAATGAAGTTGAATGCTTGTTTCTTAGAGACAAATGGCACCCAGGAAATTGCACTAATCGCCCCCCTCAACAGAAGGGAGACCTTGATCCAATCCTGAATCTTGTAATTCTTCTTCCCGAAATGAAACTTCAGAATGTTGAACTTCTGTTTCTTCGTCACGGTCTTCAATGTCATTTCTAATTTTCTCTAAAACGACCTTAGCATCTGCTCTGGAGATGTGAGCTTTGTTACCTCCACGTCCCTGATAATAACTTGTTCCCTTTCTGAACTCAACCGAAGCCCACTCACGAGCGAGGTCGTCAAGTGCTCCTTCGACGTTGTCGTGTTCACCAAGGAGGTAACCACCAATAACAGGGCGCTTGTGGCTAACCAAGACAGTGAACAATTGATCTTGCACTTTGTTAGTAAACTTATCCTTTGTGTTGACATTGGACTCACTCACCGCAAATCTTAAAGTTTTAGGAATGAATTGATAACGACCAACAGCAAAAACAGAAGTCTTCTGTAAGGAGAGAACCTCACCAACACTGTGATTTTCAAACTTCTTTCCAGTAAGGTCAACAATTCCCTGAGGAGTGTCTCCGGCACGGCCTCGATTCACAGCGTCATAATCTCCCTCACCCTTAGAGATAAGGTCCCTAAGTGGCTTCAAGTGTTCCGTGAAGGTTACTTTCTGAACGTGTTCATCAACAGGGACTTTACTTTTAATGGGTTTGCTCACACCACAAGCAACCAAAAATGGCACCGTGGCGAAGAGGCACAAAATTGATTTAATCCTCATAACGTTTGTTAACATCTGATCGTTCCAACTTTCGCCGGTCTCAATACTATACCACATGAGACGGGCAATCTTGGAACTGGTCTTCATATTTATTTACGTTTCCAGAGACTCCCCTCTGCCTCTCTTCTTCTGACCAGACCAGCCAGAGCTCTTCCTCCAGCCATCACATAAAGTTTCAGAGCATTGGGAACACTCCTCCACTTGCGATCCCTCAGGGCTCTTGTGATGGTCCCAAACCCAGGATGCCCGTAAAAGTCAGCACCAAGATTGTAAGCAAAGGATAAGAGAGCACCCTTCTGGTTATCATTCATCTCATCCCAATAAGGAACTTTGACTTTCAGTTTGTCCCAGTAGTCTCTCTTAAGCTGCTCCTCAAACAGAGCATCTGCTTCTTCTCTGGTTATTTTGTCTCCGAGTTTGAAAGGACTTCCGTCTCTTTTTCTTGTTGTTCCCCAGCCAATAGTAATCGGAAGATTCCCAGTACCGGGGTCAGGATATGCGTAAACCATCCCATCCCCCCTAACGTCGTGGAGTCCTTCGAACTCTTTGATGAGATTGATTGCAACTCTTGGGATTTCGCCAGCTCCACTATTGGTGGGCTGGCTGATTTCTTTTTTGGTTGTTCCTCTCCAGGTGGCGATTCGTGAAACAATCGACCCCAACCACTGTCTAAACCTTCGACTGTCCATCTTTTCTGCAACACACTTGCTTCATAAACGACCCCTTTCCCTTTCATTACAGGACCAGTGTACCCATCATAAAGGTCGCCATAGGGATCATTACAAATGTAATGTCCTTCTTTTGTCTTACCTATCACCACCAAGACATGACCGCCTAATGGTTTACTGAGAGTACCTTTGTGGAGAATTCCAATCACCACTGGTCTTCCTTTCTTCAACTGTTCATCTAAATCCAAGAACCCTAAGTTGTAATGGAAGGAAGACTTCACACCATAAGACAGAAGTGCCTTTGTTTGAACAGTGTGATCTGTGGATTTCCCAATACTCAACACTGTTTTTAAGTATTCATCATCACCCTTTGGTCCTTCTAGTGTTCCTGGTTTGAAGTATTCCAGACACATAGCGCATGAGGAACTATTACAGGTAACATCTGCCAGTTTGTAGTTGTCTGTCTGTGGGTAAAAAGGAACTGGAAGTCTAATCTCCTGTGGTTCTTCTTCTTTTCTTTTGCGAAAGATCCTCACCCACTCTGATGTGTCTTCAGTATATTCATCAGGAAGGTTATCTTCCAACCACTGAATGGCCTCAATGTGGTGTTTCAGTTCTGGATTATAATGCTTAAAGAAATTATGGAGATCAACTTTCATAATCTTAAGATGGCTCTTGGTTATTTAGGGAAATAGTCCTTCTTAAAATATCGGTTCATTATATTGCTATTATAGAACAATGGAGTTCCGTCCTCCATTGATTCTGTCAACACATTATACTTAAAGAGAGCTTCTGTTTCGGCAAAGTTTGTCTTTCCCTTTGTGGCATGAAGGGACAAAATCTGCCGTGAAAAGTTTTCAGCTCCTAGTTCTTTTAAATCAGCCTTGAGTTCATCGGAAGAACCATAATATTTTTTCCAATCAGACTCCACTTTGACCCGTCGTTTTTTCCCCCGAGGCTTGCGATGAAACCAGAAGACCTTTCTTCCGATATACTTGCGGCCAGAAATGTCATTGGAAATGAGATAAACAAACCCAAAGTTATCGCCGATGTCATCAGAAGTAAAAGGTTTCCCTTCCCACATCCACGGGTTTTCATAATCACACAATTCATTTTTCCCTTCTGGGGTTATTTAGAATGTAATATCCAGCACAATAATCATTCCAATCTCCGGCGAGATAATCATCACCGGCTTCCACCCATGGGTCTGGAATGATTATGTTCATTTCTTGTGGTTTGATTAGAAGCTTGTAATCAAAGCTTAAAGTCAGAGAAAGTACTTTCTCCAATATCTTGTTTGATAGCTCCAACCACATAACTCTCAATTTCTGTCTCTTGTGGAGCATTTTGTAATCCTTTTGATGAAATCCAATGTTGTGTCCATGGCAGAGGATTATTATTTGCGGGAACATCATAAACAGGTTTCATTCCAATCGATTTCATTCGACGATTAGCAATCCACTCAACATATCTTTGAAGAAGTGTTTCGTTCAAACCAATCATTGAACCATCTTTGAAGAGATACTCTGCCCATTTCTTCTCTTCATTCACTGCTCTTTCGAACATTTTATAAACCCAACCCTCTTCTTCTTTAGCAATCTGTTTCATTTCAGGATCATCACCATCCTTCCACTTATTCAGAATGTTCTGAGTGATGGAGAGATGTTGGTTCTCATCTCTCGCAATCAGAGAGATGATCTTAGCTGAACCTTCCATAAGTTTCAACTCACCAAAGGCAAAGGAGCAAGCAAAGGAAACATAAAAACGAATGCCTTCAAGGATATTCACATTAGCAATGGCTCTGTAGAGCTTTCTCTTCACATCTAGAAGAGAATGTTGCCCATTAGGCGCTCCTTCCAAGTTATGCAACCAATCATTACTGGATCCATAATGTTGTGCGGCGTTGATGAATTCATCATATGATTCCGTCACAGACTTTGCTCTTTCCAAAATCTTGTCGTCAGTGATAATAGTATCTAACACGACAGTTGGATCTGAATAAACATTCTTAATGACATAAGTGTAAGACCTGGAGTGAATCATTTCCATGAATCCCCAGGCTTCAATGCATGCTTCCAATTCAGGAAGAGAACAATAAGGAAGAAAAGCCATGGCAGGGCCCCGACCTTGGACGGAGTCCAACATAATCTGGTATTTGAGATTAGATGTGTAGATGTGTTTTTGTTCTGGACGAAGAGTTTGATAATCACCCCTGTCTTTCTGTAGTGAAATCTCTTCAGGTCTCCAGAAATAAGAGAGTTGCTGTGTTGTCAACTTCTCAAACACTGGATACTTATAGCTGTCATATCTCTGAACACCCAAAGGTTTTCCAAAAAACATTGGTTGTTTCTTTGCGTCATGTACCTCCGTGTTGAATACGGTCATTCCTTTTAGTTCGCTCATAATCTAACCTCAGATTGCACATGATTCACAGACTTCCTCTTCCGTGTGGGAGAGTTCCTCTAGGAGTTCATCCAACTTGGACTTCTTATCCTCTACCTCCACCTCATCAGTCTTACTGTCATATGTGTTTTGGTAATAAGATGTCTTCCATCCATACTTATAAGTAGTGAGGAAATCATTTGCCATCACGGATGCAGGGACTTCACGATTAGGGTACTGTTCTGGATTATAACTCCAGTTGCCACTAATGGCTTGGTCAAAGAACTTCTGCATCACAGCAACCACACGGATGTATCCACGGTTACCCTCCATATCCCACAGAAGTGTATAGTTATTCTTCAGTCTTCCATATTGGGGAACAACTTGTTTAAGAGTGCCTTTCTTCGATTTCTTAACGGACAAGAAGTCGCGAGGCGGTTCGATTCCGTTGGTTGCATTAGACACAACGGAACTGCTCTCCGATGGCATCTGTGCGGACAAAGTCGAGTGTCTCAGTCCGTGCTCCAAGATAGATGATCTAAGAGATTCCCAATCATGTTGTAACTCCTGTGCAGTGATTTCATCGACATCCTTCTTATAAGTGTCAATGGGAAGAATGCCATCTGCGTACTTTGTACGTCCGAAGTTCTCACAATGTCCCTTCTCTTGTGCCAGTTTGTTGGAGGCTTTTAGAAGGTAATATTGGAAGGACTCAGACAAACCATGAACCGCATCCCATGCTTCTTGAGAGTCATACTTGAATCCCAGTTTTGCCAAGTAATGTGCCAAACCAATGTAACCAATTCCCAAAGAACGACGTGCCTTGGTGGCATGTTCTGCTGCCTTCACAGGATACTCTTGGTAATCAATCAACTCCTCCAGTCCCCTCACAGCCAGCTCACAGAGGTCTTCTAGTTCATCATCAGACCGAACCTTGCCCACATTGACTGCTGAGAGAATACACAGGGCAATCTCACCATGCTCATCATCGATGTGATGAAGGGGATAAGTGGGAAGAGTGATCTCCTGACACAGGTTAGACATCTCAACCTTATCCTTGAAGGAGGAGTGAGAATTACAGTGGTCGATGTTCATAATGTAAATTCGGCCAGTCTCTGCTCTCTCCTTCAGAAGACTCAGGATCAGTTCTTGTGCTCCGACTTTCCTCTGAGGAATGTTCGAATCGTTTTCATAACCCACATAGAGTTCATCAAAACGATCAGTTCCAAAAGACTCATACAAGCCTGGAACATCATGAGGACTGAAGAGAGTGATCTCTTTATTCTGAATGAATCTCTCGTAGAAGATCTTACTAATTTGGATACTGTAGTCGAGCTTTCGGACACGGTTATCTTCTGTCCCTTTATTGTTCTTAAGTACAAGGATGTCCTCTATTTCTTGGTGCCAGATTGGGAAGTGTACTGTAGCCGATCCACCGCGAATGCCATTCTGAGTACAGCATCGGACAGTCGCCTCAAACTTTTTGAGGAATGGAACAACACCTGTGTGCTGAACTTCTCCACCTCTGATCTTACTGTTGAGTCCGCGAATTCTTCCAGCGTTGATACCAATTCCAGCCCTTTGCGCGACATAACGGCCAATGGCCATGTCAGAAGTAAAAATGCTATCCAGGGTGTCATCAACATCAACGAGAACACAAGACGCGAACTGACGTAAAGGCGTTCGCACCCCGGCCATGATTGGCGTTGGGATGTTGATTTTGTGTTTGCTGATTGCGTCATAATACCTCTTAACAAACCCCATACGAGTGTCTTTAGGATAATCCCTGAAGATGGTCAGTGCGATCATCATGTACATAAATTGTGGCGTTTCAAACACCCGATTGTCGCTTCTATCTTGAACAAGATACTTATCAACAACCTGCCGAAGACCAGCATAAGTAAAGATGAGGTCTCTGTCGTGATCGATAAAAGAATTTGCCTTCTCTATCTCCTCCTGAGAGTACTTCATAAAGATGTCACGATCATATAGGCCAGCATAACAAAGACCTGTGACATGTTCTAGGAGATGAGGGAGTTCTTTTCTCTTTCCATAAATCTGCTTACGAACAGAGAAGAGAAGAAGACGAGCGGCCACAAACTGATAGTTAGGATGATCCAAATCAATTAGGTCACTTGCACTTTTGATAAGAATTTCCTGAATCTCCGCTGTTGTAATTCCATCATAAAATTGAATGCCAGATTGAATCTCAACTTGTGATGCAGAAACACCTGTAATTCCTTCTGTTGCTTCCTCTACCATTAAATGAATCTTATCCAGATCCAAAGGTTCAATGTTGCCATTTCTCTTCTTTACCTTCGTCCCGTTGCTCATACCCTCTTCCAGTTAGTGAAATTTAATTTTGCTTGCAGTCCATTATAAGTATTCTTCTCAACGATTGTTTGCACATTGTGACCTGCTAACACCATATCGTTGATGTCT